TGTTGGTTGATTTTTTCGTTCCTCTAATTCATCAAAGACTAGAATAGTAGCTATTGTTTTATTTATTGGATAATGTCTTCTACCAATGTTATCTACAAAATTAATATTAGCTACTCCATCTACATAAGTATCAAACTGCATAGAGTCTTCAATTGGAGCCCCATCAAAATCGTGAGACGGGATAGCTGCTAATTGTTCATCTAGATCAGATATGATATCCTTGAGTATTAGGCTTTTACTTTTTTGTTTCATGGTATCTTACATATATGGGATAAAAATAAATGTCAAATGATATTATGAAATTTATTTTGATTTATACAGTCTGTTCTTTTTTATCTGGAGATTGTCTTCCAGAAGCAACCTCTATTAAAACTTTTGATAATTGGCATCAGTGTACTCAAGCAGGATTAGAAGCCATAAAACAAAGTATTGCATTATTCCCTGAAGATTATATAAATGAACACCATCTTGGTGGACGTTATATTTGCCAAGAAATAAATACAACTTAGAATGATTCTAAAGTTCATACTACTAGGTTCAATTTGTGTATCTACACCAGAAAGTGGCATAAAGTGTGGACAATATATAAAAAATAACCTTTTAAACGCTTCAGAATGTGGTTCTAAAGCTAAACACATAGGAATGACCATGAAGGACAAAATGTTAAAATCAGGGGGCTCTATAGTCGAATACAAGGTACATTGTATAGCAGTTGACAAAAAAGGGTACAATGTTGACCACTCTTTTAAAATATCTTATAATATCTTATGAGAGCTTATCGTATCAGAGCTTCTATGGGAGGACACAGTATAGACCAAGTAGTTGAAGCTGAAACCCATACCGATGCAATACTAAAGCTTTCAGAACAAGTGGACCAAGGTAACGTTGAAATTATCAATGATGGTTTCACGGGAAACAAAAGGGTTCACATAACTTATGAGGAACTATAATGAGTCCTGAAAAAATAAAGTTGTTGAAAGAACTTCAAGAACTTGAAAATAAATGGTCATCTGAGTTAATGACACATGGTGGTGTTCATACTGGGATGATAAAAATAGAATCTGATATTAGATCAAAAAGAAATGCGATCAAATATCAAGATGTACAAGAAAACTTACAAGCAGCTTCTTAAGTTTTACTTGTCTTTATAAAAGGAAACTTTTCCCCTAGGGCTTCTGTCGGCTTTTTAAATTCGTAGTGATTTATTATCTTTAATAATCTTTCTCTTTTAGTAACTGCATAAGGTAAAAATAATTTTGCTAAATGTAATGCTTTTTGATGAGAGCATCTCCATCTCCATTGTGGTATTTTTGCTAAGGATCCTTTACCAATACCTTTAAAATAAATATTACCTACCTTAACAATATCATAAAAATTTTTAATACAATCTAAATCAGACATAGCTACTTCCATAGCTACATTCCATTTCATATAAACTTTGCCATTAGGTTTTGTACATTTGTATTGAGCATAATTAATATTACCCTCACCATCAAATAGTCCTGCTGCATAAGCAATCAAATCTCTATTATCGTGTTCAATGTTTCTATTATTTAACATCTCCCCAACTTTCTCCTAAAGCCCAATCCACTACTGAAGGAACTTTAAACTCAATAGTATTCTGCATTATCTTTACTATTTCTTTTGCATGGTCTTCATCTTTAATATTAAAACATAATTCATCATGTATCTGTAACATAGGTAAATGTCCTGCATTATAACAATCTAGCATGGCTTGTTTTGTTTGATCAGCTGAGGATCCCTGGATTAATCTATTCAAAGCCTTATAAGTATACGCTCGTTTAATATTATCTTTACCATATTTAGCTACGGCATCTTCATATTTTTCTGCTACATGTAAACCAAAGTCTTTGGTTTCCCACATATCAAATCTACATTTTCTGCCTTTCTTAGTTCTGATAACTCCTTTTTCATCTGCAGCATACTTACATCTATCTGATAATTGTTTAACAAAAGGTACTTTCTTATTGTATTTTAAAATAAGTTCATCTGCTTCATCCTTAGTTACCCCTAAAGATAAGGCTAGTTTACCTTTACCCATACCATACATTAAACCTAGTCCAATAGTTTTTGCTTGAGTTCTCTCAATACCTACTAGGTCTGCAACTGTTTGATGAAAATCTGCGCTAGAATTTTTATAAGCTTCCATTAATTCTTGGGATCCCTCATAGCCATTGTCTCCAATAGATGCTGCATAGTGAACCGTCATTCGTGGTTCTTGTTGCGAGTAGTCAAAACTACCCCACTTGTAGCCCTCTTCTGGAATAAACAATCCTCTAATCTTAGGACCAAAGTCTTTGTTTCTAGCAGGAATTTGTTGAAGATTAGGATTAGACATACTTAGCCTACCGGATACAGTGCCTCCATTATCTCCCCTTAACTGATTGATCTCGCCATGAATTCTACCGTTGACCTGGTACCTCATGATGGAAGTTAAAAAGGTTCCATGAAATTTATTTATCTCACGGGCTTGCACAATTAATTTTGCTAGAGTATGTTTGTTGTTAATCAACCAATTTTGTGTAAATGATGGCTCATTTGTTTTTTCAGTTCGCGGGTAGTCTAACTTCTTTTTGTCAAAAGCTTTGGCAATCTGGCGGGGTGCCCAGATATCTATTTCTAATCCTGTTTCTTTCTTTATGGCCTGTAACAATTCTTTTTCTTGGAGCATCATTTCTTTTCTTAGTGCTTCAGCTTTTTCCACTTGCACTCTTACACCTCGTTGACGCATTTTTATTAATACCGGAATTAAATTTTGCTCAAGTTCCCACACTGTAGTTAAACTCTGTGTTGCTATTTCTTGTTTAAATCTTTGCCACAACTTTAAAGTTAACTCTGCATCTTGTTCTGCATAATAACCTACATGTTCTGCAGGTAACTTCCACATCTCCGCTTTAGGATCTATACCATGAGCTGCTGCAGCTTCTCTTAATTCTGTTTCTGCTTTTATTTCACCAAGATAATCTACGGACAAGGCATTTAAAGAATATGAAAATCTATTCTCATCTATGAGTGCAGCTGCAATCATAGTATCTATAATCTCTCCATTTACTTTTATACCGGATGCTTCTAACCAACCTACATCATATTGTGAGTTATGAAATATTTTAGGACAAGGTAAAGCACATACATCTTTCATATATTTTTTAACTTGCTCTGGTATCATATTACCACCACCTAAATGACCAAAAGGAAAATAACCTTTCCAACCTTCAACGGCTACTGCAAATCCTACAATCTCTCCTTTACCTAAAGCCCAACCAGCACCAAGTTTATTATTAATTCCATCATCTCTTGTTTCTAAGTCGATAGCTATTTCTTTTGCATTAGATAAATCTTTATACTCACTAGGAGTATTCCATAATGATTTTTTAAATGTCAGTGTAAGTTGTAGTCCGTTCATCGTTAGCCTTTATATTATATTTGTTACAGTAGCATTCCCCACAATAGTATTTTTTATCTTCAATAATAACTGCATCTTTATCACATTGCTCACATTTATTTTTTTGTTTTGACATCTTTCAAATGTTTTATTTCTAAATCACAGTAATGTTTTATTTTTTCTAAATCCTCAAACGGTTTACCTTTAGATAAATATCTACAAACATATTTAATTACATTTGCTTGTAATGGATTTAATTCATTTTTTCTAATGAACTCCCATGGTTGAATCGTAAACTGCTTGTAGTGATTTCCCCCTATCTGCTTATCTTGTGGAAATGCTTCATCAAATATATTTTTATTTGTCATTTTTCTCCTGGACATAAATTAAATAATCAGACCCAATTGGGTAGTTATACTTATAGTCAGTTCGTAATAAATGTAAAGTTTTTCTTGCTCTAGTTGCACCAGTGTACCAAACCTTACGTTCGTCACTTTTTTCTTGTTTGTTTTTAGTTTCATAATCAGATGGATAATTACCTTTACTGTAAAGCACTACATGATTAGCCTCTCCACCTTTAACACTGTGTATTGTATCTATAGTAATTAATGGATCCTTATCTAATTCTTTTTGTCCGTATCTTCTTAATAATCTAATAAAGTGTCTTACTTGTTGTGGTTTAAAATTTCTTCTTAATATCCAATACCAAGGTTTAGTTTTATCCTCATCTTTTAATTGAAGACCACACCATTCTTTTAAATCTTCAAAATTATATTCTTTTAAATCTGGTTCATTCATCCAAAATTTATCTAATCTAAACTCTGGTTTTTCTAATTCTCTAATAAATTTATACATATTTCTTGCTTGTCTTTTATCTATTTTTTTACCCTTAGTAATAGCCGTCCAGGACTTAATAGCTTCCCATTGTTTAACATCAAAACATTTAGTGTCTCTGTTATCTTTGTAGTAAAGGCCTGCATCTTTAGCTAACATTCTTAACTCATTTACAGCTTCATTAATTCTACCTAAGATGTACCAATCCTCTTTTAATTTTTCAAAAGGTATCTCTCTAAATGATAAATAACTTTTAACATAACCATTTATTTCACCATGCTCATATTGTTTCTCTTCACTATCAATAATTCCTCTTCTAATTACTTGGGAAAATTTATAAATGGCTTCCCCAAATCTTTGAGTCTTTCTTAGTTTAACTTTTCTACCGGGAAAGAAGCTTGTAAAATATTTTGGATCTGCGCCATTCCATTTATATATACCCTGGTCATCATCTCCTGCTAAATAAATACGATCTACATTATCTGCCATTTTAAAAATAACAGACCATTGTAATGGTGTACAATCTTGTGCTTCATCTAATATTAATATTTTTAATTTAGGAAAGTCTAAATAAATAGCCTTCTCAATCATATCATCAAAGTCAATTAAAGGTTTAGAGGATCCATGTAGTTTATAATTTTCATAAGTTTTTATTTTCCTAAAGAAGATATCTAAAGAATCTTTTTTATAACCCTCTCTCTTATAAGCTTCCTCTGGTTGGATTAATAAATTCCTAGCCTTACTATAAATTCCTAAAGACCAATCCTTATACATAAAATTATCATCTACTAATCTTTGGTCACTTGTTTTAATAATTTTTGTGTTTAATGCAAAATCAATAGTTGCATCTTTTGGATCAAAAACTTCTTCAGTAAAATATCTTCTACAATAAGTATGTAATGTTTTAAATCTTAAAAAGTCATCTGTGGTATAGTTAGGAAAAGATTCCATGGTTCTTCTAACAGCTGTATTAACTGCTTTGTTAGTAAAAGACAGATAAGCAATTTCATTAGGCCTTACTCCTTTTCTAATATGATTTTTTAAAACTCTTTCAATTAAAGTATAAGTCTTTCCAGTTCCTGGTGGACCAAATATCTTTACTGTTTTATGGTAAAGTTTTTTTAATTTTTTAAGTTCTAAATTTTCCTGTGTGGAATTCATCATCCATCTCCGATACTGTTTCTTTAGATTCTTTATTCTCAGTACCTATGTTTTTATAATCCACAAACTTAGGCATCTTTACACACCAAACATTTTGCACACCTTGATGATAAGGTAATCTTTCACAACCCAACATATTTAATGCTTCACTTGCACTTCTAAATACTTTGTTCTTACCTAAAAAATTTTCAAAGGTAATCTTTTTAAAGTAACAAATATTAGAATCAGAATCCAATACAACATAGTTATCTTTAAGTTTATCAAAATCATCTTCTTCAATATGGCTTTCAAAAAACTTTTTAAGGAAACTATATTTCTGTTCTTCTACGGAATCTTCAAACTTCATCTTCTCATTCTCAGTTGCTTTCTTAACTATTGTTGCCATTAACATCTCAAATGGAGAAGGACCCGATTTTGGTCTGGGTAAAGTTATCCAATAAATTCCATACTTTAATAATTTAACTCTAAAAGATTTTTCATCCTTCATATCTTCTGGATTAATAACTATCTTCTCTCCTTGGAATACAAAAGAATATTCAATTGAAGTAGGACTTCTAGTAAACTCTATATCTTCAAACTCATCAATTAAATCTGGTACTTGTGAACCAATACCTAACTTTCTAAACTTACATACATCCTTATTACATATTGGAGTAATAGCACCAAGCTTAGGTGGACACTTATAACTATAATCTTTTTTAACAACTGATTTAGCTACAGAAGATTCTACTTCTTTTGGATCCATTGGTGTTACAAATATTTCCTGGTTTCTTTTTTGTAATATTCTAGACATCTCTTGAGCATTGATATTACCGTCAGCTTTTTTCATCTCCAGGACACCCACATTATAAAGTAAATCATTTCTATGATTACCTGCCCACTTATCCATAATCATTTTTTGAATAC